GTCATCTCCAAATAAACTTACAACCTCTCCATCTTCATTTAAAGCATTTTCTAATAGGTGCTTTGGAACTAATCCATAGTATCGAAGTATTCTAATTTTATCATCATCATATTGTTGATCAATAAAACTAGCTTCTATATCATTATCTGGAACAGAGTCATCTCCTAACTCTTTAGCATCACGATATATACCTTGAGAAATAGCTTGAGCGACAGAGTGAGCAGATACAAACTCTTCAATTGCTACACCCATAGCTTCTTCAATAGAAGTAGCATTAGGATCTATAAGAAAGTTTTGAGGATTAATTGGACGTAAGTATACACCTACTTTTTCTACTTCTTGTACACCAATAGCAGATACATTTAATCCTTCTAAAGGTTTAGTTGTAGGTACTAGTTCAATAGTCTTTTTAATAGAAATCTCACCAATACCTGTACCGTAGATTGAAGCTAGAAGGATAACATCTCCTACTGCTTTACGTACTTTGTTCTTCTTGAAACACTCTTTCATGTAGCGTTTCATGTACTCTACATCTGCTGGATCAGCATCATTCATGTCATCATCTATATCAAATAGATAATCACCTTGACCAAAGACTGCTTCTTCTATTTCTGCTGTATGGTTCTCAATAGCTTGTTGTAAAGCAGGAGAAGTAATACGACTACGTTCTGACTCTCGTACTTTGTCTTCAGCAGCCCAGATGCCACGCCACAAGCGTTCATATTCTTTCCAATCAGATAGATAATTGTCATCCCGATGATCACGCCACTCAGTAACGCTATCATTAATCCAATCTACTAATTTATTAGAACTCATTTATCTATTTCCTTTTTTAAAATCCACTAACCATATCAAGAGGTTCGTACTGCTCTTCACTGTCATAATCATGAAAGTATTCTACTATCTGTATCTGATCTATGTATGCTACCGCATCTATCAAGTCATCATGTAACTGTGAGTTAGGAAAGTTGACTAACTGGTCAATGAACTCATTGTTCCAAGCCCCATAGTTTAAAGAGACTTTTCCGTGTTCAAAGCGACCTTGGAGAGCCCAGACAATTCGATCTGTTTTCTTCTGATTACCATGAGTAACGTCATCAATCCTAAAGTAGTGATTGTGTCTACGCATAAGGTCAGTAAGGTAAGGTAATGCAGCATTCTTTAGACTCCCTTTTTCAATACCTACAGCTACGGGTTCGTACTTAACAACTGCAGACATTATCTGAGAACAAGTCTCTTTAATATCCCACCTACCATGCAATACATCTGCTATCCACCACCCACCATCATGGACCTTGACTACAGCTATAGCCGTTTCGTCAAGCTTTTTATTCTTATTACCTGACTCTCTATCCACGTTGATAAAGCCAGCCAAGTCAACTGCAACGAAATAACGACCTTCACTAGGTTCTTCTTCATCGATGTGTATCCATTCCTCTTTAAATAAATCACGACTTGCTGCTTCAAATGAAGCTAAGAACTCTTGTCTAAACGCAAAGCTAGACATAGACAACTTAGCTGCTTCAATCTCATCCTTAGGAAGAAGAGGATTATCGTAGGATGTGTAGTGGAATGATTTCCAATCCTGGTCCTTCTCTCCCTCAGAGTATTTAAATAACTCGTAGAAGTGATTCCTACCTTTAGGAGTACCAATAAATAAAGCACCACCTCGTACATCTGCTAACGCTGGTCTCAAGATCTGTTCAAACACTTGAGGCTTCATGTCAGCGTACTCATCGATCACTACATACGCTAAACCAACACCCCGAAGAGTATCTGGTCTATCTGAACCCTTAAGATAAATCTTACGTCCGTTAACAAGAGTCAATACAGAAGTATTCTCATGGGCAGATGCTGTCACATCTCGAGCTATCTCTTTTAGAAGAGACCAGAGAATATCTCTTGCTTGCTGATAAGTAGGTGCTACGTAGAACACATCCTTCTCAGTACTCTTTAGTGCTTCAATGATCAAGGTCCAAGCTGCTAGACGAGACTTACCAAAGCGTCGACCTGCTGCTACTACTTTGAACCTATGTGGATCGTTGAATATCTCTAACTGTTTATCGTGAAGCTTTACTTGTAGATTAGCCAATAGACTCTTCCTCTTGTACATACTCAGCTTCAATTGGCTCTTCGTTTTCTTTTATACCTACTTCACCTACGCCCATGATCTGAATAGTAATCCCCTTGTTACCCTTATTCTCTTTCTCGAAATAAGATGTAGGGATCATACGATCTATAAGCAGTTTGAGACAAGCCATCTGATCAGAGTCGTTGTCATCTAAAGCTTTGTCCATTACTTTCTTTACTACAAGAGTACTCTTACCTGTAAGCATAGCAGCAAGAATCTCTTGCGACTTAGCCTTAGTTTTCTCTGGTAGAATAGCAGGTGGAGTGTAGTCCCTTTTAGGGGGAGCAACCTTAACGGTTAACCCAAGAGCAGCTCTAATCTTATTAGTCTCCTCTCTACTTCTCCTACCTTTTCTACGAGGCTTGGTAGCCTTTGCCGTATCTAAAATTGTTTCTTCCATTTATTTAGTCTTTATCAAAGGAAATACCAGCATAACCTGAAGGATTTGTTTTAGTATAGTTATTAGCTGCTCGGTTATTCTTCATAGTCTGAAGCTTATCTGCAATATCACTAGGTACTGCTTCTTTAACAACTGGGTTTACTTTTGCTGCAGGTTTTTTTACAGGAGTTCCTGTTGATGCTGACATAGGTTTATTAGCCATTACTTAAATTCCTTTTGATTAGTTATTACCTGGTTTAGAACGTTTACGTTTTACTTCTTTATCTGCATTTGCTTTAGCCGAGACGACTCGTACATTAGACTTCTTAGTAGAACCACCTGAGTCTAGAGGTTTCTTGTGATCAGCTTGACGAGAGTCTCCTACTTTAAGTCCAGCTTCTTTACGAGCCTTGTTACGAGCAGCACGGTCTTTAACACGCTTCTTACTTTGTTCGTGTTCCCACTCTAACTCTTTTTTATAATCTCGTTTGCCGTTCGTCATGTATGGCATGTCTCTCGCTCCGCTCGATCCACTAAAGAGTGGACAATAATTTACTAACTATGTAATCATTATAACACAGAAGAAACTAAAAGTCAAGCAAATTATGCTCACTGCGTTCGCAATTCTTAAATTGCTAGTTTATCTAGCAGAAGAAAGATTTATTTTAAGAGTTTGCTATGTGGAATATTGACTTTTATAGAAAAATATGCTATAATAGTACTATATAGTAAACACAAAGTAAAACAAATACTAAAATCTAGTATTTAGAATTAGAGTTACTTTGAGTAATGTCTCAGATCTATATAGTCTTGTATACGCCCTCCTTTGTTCTTAGTTAGAATCCCTTCTCTTCTGGATAGTCCAATTTAGCCTTTGTTGTGTCTAAGTAGGTACATCATTAAAACCTTGTGCTCTTCATAGGATACCCCCCCTATCTTGTCTACATAGTTGACTCTGTCTCACCTTGCGGTGAGTTAAAGACAGAGTTACTATGACCTATGTGTAGTGTATGATATAGATACTATGCAGTCTACTCACACTATCTCTAAATCTGTAAGTGTATATGTGTAATGTGGTGCACTATAGGTTACTATCTATGTAATCTCTACACATGGTATAGATTAATTTGTAGCTATTACATATTATAATATATGTTATTGATTATTAAAGTATTTAAAAGCTCCAGCGCAACCATTGCTTCTTCGTCTCACTAAGTTGTTCTAAAGACAATTGATTTAGTCAATCTTTATATTTAAATACCTGATATCGATGTGCACTTTAAGTAACTTCTAAGCATCAATATCAGGTTGCCATTGACTAAATCAATCATCTTAAGAACAGCTAGAGTTCACCTCACTACATATTGACTAGTCTGTCTCGTTGCTCTCTTTGACTTCAACCAGCACTGCCCGTTAGGGCTATATATGGCAAACCACTTCGTTATGCGAATTATACAGGCTATTAACTTTGAAGTAGTAAATGACTTCACACGATAAAGCCGTGTGATTTTCTTTGTCGGACAACAACAAAGAAAACCGCAGCTTACGCTGTTCTTATGAAACAATTTAATTGCTAACGATTACTTATTAATAACTTCTATTAGATTATAGATTGTGTTTGAGTGTGACAATTAAGACCAATTAAATTCTTTCAACGAATCATTGACAACTTCAAAGTTAATGGTGTCCATGACGCCTAACAAAGCGGTATGCCATATATAGCTTTGTCTTCTTTATATTAAAAAAGGAAATATTATGGAAAATTTAATCTTATTATTAGTATTTATTGGTTGTTTATGTGGTATCTTTTGTATAGCTGATTTATGTGTTACACTTATAGCTAAACGGAAACATGCTAAACAATCTAAACTTAATGGTTTCAATTATAAATTATAATCGGAGTATGTAACATGAAATTAATTAAACAAATAGATTTAACAGGAACAAATGTAATAATAAAAGTTCATCATGACATACATATGAATCCAGAATCATATATCATTTCAGTATATATAAACAAAGATTTCATAGAAGATTCTGTAGTAAGAAACATTAAGTTTCTAGATAATCAGATACAAGCAGTATCTAGCAAATGGTTAAATATCATACACTTATTAAAATAGAATTAACAACCGAACGAGGTAGCGGTTACTACCTCACTTTTACATTTACTTAAATAAAGGAAACAAATCATGACACAAGCTACACAACAATCTAACTTCACATTTCAAACAATTATCGCAGGTGAGAAAGGTGAAACCTTGCAACACCTTGGTGCTCGTAACTTACTTTGGCACATCGGTGGTGCTATCGCTCGTCATCCTGTAACTAATGGTTACGGTTTAACAAAAGAACAAATCATTGAGGGTGGTGAGATTGCTTTCACCCCTGATGACGCACCAAAAGCACAACCTGCAGACCTTGGCACATTGGTAGATGCATTCACCTACTTGACTAATCGTCTAACAGAACTAGCAGAGTTTGAGGATTATGATACACGAACAGGTGCACCAATCAATCCGTTCGCTTGGTATAACATTCCAACACTTGAGAGTTATGTTCGTAACTTCCAGAACTACAAAGCAGGTCGAGTTAACACTCAGCGTCAAGACCAAGCTAAGGCACTAGGTATCAAGACTGATATCCCTTTGAAAGATGTATCATCAGAAGTTGATGAGTTGGTAGCAAATGCTATGGCAGAAATTAGCGGTGTATATGACAAAGAGTGCACCTTGACAGATTTAGAGGAAGCAATCGCTGAGTTAAAGATTGACCCTCTATACATCATTCATCAGTCAGCGGTAGGTATGCTAGACCGTGCTAAGGCAAGCTTGATGGCAGGTAAAGCAGGTTACATTGACCCTGAGATTCTAGCCTTCGCTCGTTGGACTTGTCGTCCTCAACAAGGTATGGTAGCACCGCAAGACTAAGAGTAGTTAATTAAACAAGCCCACCAGAATATCGGTGGGTTTCTTTAAACCTAAAACAAAAGGAAGCAAGCTAGTCGCTTGCACTTCCGACACGAGACGGTCATTATGTTAACTACCCACAGCTTAGTATTAACCATCGCCAAAACCAATCCTGTTCCTAGTAATGTTCCTGGAGCTTGGTGGCAAAGGGCAGGGGAAAGTGTGCTGGATAGGGCGAATCAATTAAGGAATTCAAAAATGAAATTACTATTAGGTTTAGTAAGTGTATTAATTATTTTAGTATCTGTTGACTTATCATCAAATGTGTGCTATGTAACATTAACAGATAGAAATGGGCAACAAACAATCCTAACAGGAAAGGATGATTACTATGTTAATCTCGAAGTATTCGACTGATACTCTCAACGAGATGTATTGTCATTTGTATTTTAAGAAGTTTAATCGACTTCCTAAAAGTAGTAGTAGTATTGACCGTAAGACCTTGATACAGTTAGTATCGAGTTTATCAATATCTAAGGAGCTTAAAGGAAATGAGACCGTTTACCCACAGCCAGTTCGTTAAAAACAATTGTGAAATACCCAATCTACATCCAGACTTTAAAATGGAAATAGAACAGGGGTTCAACAGTTATGGTAGAGAAGTTATTCTAAAAAGATACTATGTAAAAGGTAGTGCCTTATCTCTTACTAGTAGTATGACTATCATTAATGAAGAATGGTATCACATATTCTCAGTAAGTAATAGTAGCTACATGCGTGATTACAATTCAACAGTAGCAGCTGCTGCTGGCTTAGTCAAGATCCGTAACAGTTGGGATGGTGAGAATGCTACAGTAGATGCTATGTATTACAAATCTAACCCAGTTAAACTAACATCAAAGAATGGGATTCTTCGTAAAGGTATTTACAAACAAGTATCTAAGCGTCTAAACTCAGAGAGATGGTGTAAGAGTGGATACACTCATGAGTTACTTAACATAGCTATTTCTGCTCAACATGAGGCATTAATTGCAGATCCAGATGCTCTTGTAAACCACATGAGTAATACCTATAACATAGAGTTATTCAAATGCCACTTGACAGGGGCGGTATTACCTTATTACTTAGGTAGAAACTATGAGTTCTCTGAGGGTATTCGTCAGATATATGGTGCTCTTTCACCTACTGATTATGGATTCTCTCGTCACGAGTATCGTCACGGCTATATCTTTCTTCGTGATGACGAGTGCTTCATTCAAGGTAGGGTATACAAACGTAGTGAAGTTACTATGTGTGAGTGTCCTGTGTGTCACAACGAAGTGCCTGACTTATCTATCATAGATGGGGCATGTTTCAAGTGTAACGAGAACCTATATAAGATTCATAACTATAGCACCAAGGTTCCTGAGCTTCTTAAGTTCAAGGCTAAGAATGTTAAACCTTCTACTGTATATCTAGGTATAGAGTTAGAGTATGAGTCTTCTGATCGTGATGTATCTAAGATCAAGGTAGGTAAGGCTCTACAGGGTCATGCCATTATGAAACACGATGGCTCTATCAAGAATGGCTTTGAGATTGTTACTTGTCCTGCTACTCTAGACATTCACCTTGAGGAGTTCAAGAAGTTCTATAGTTCATATGGTTCTCTTGGTCTATTCCCTGACAAGAATACAGGTATGCATGTGCATGTAAGTCGTAAGCCTCTCAATGTATTTACTATTGGTAAGATGACTGAGTTCCTTAATCGTATGGATAACAAAGCATTCATTGCTCACATCGCTGGTCGTATTGACAATCAGTATGCTAGGATTACTGGTCGATCTGTCACCTATCCATTCATCAATGGGCAACAGGGTGAACGATACAATGCACTTAACTTATCTAATCGTGATACTATTGAGTTCCGTATCTTTAGCACACCTAAGAATTGGGAAGAGTTCTCTGCTAGACTAGAGTTCTGTCAAGCATTGACTGACTACT